TCATTTATTAAATTTGGATCTAAAAATTTTTTTATAAAAACTCGGAGTACAATCCAAGTAAGCTCTTATTATATATTGAAAATTATATTCTCCAAGTAAATCACAGTATAATTTTTGTATTTTTTTGTCTTCTATGATTAACTTTAAAAAATTTAAAAAATTTAATTTTTTATTTTTACATATACAAACATAGGCACCAAATTTTAAAGTAACTTCCTCAAATTCGGACATATCCAGTGCAGAAGAAGGATTAATTAAATTTTCCAATTGTTGATGGGAAGTTATTAACATATAGGCTTTAGATTTTTTGAAATTTCCATAAAAAGAGGAGTTATTTTACCGCCGGCTGAGTGCATATGACCTCCACCCTCACATATTTTTTCCGCAAAAGCTCCTAAATCTATGGGATTATTTTTCATATTTTGCCGTATATTTACTCGTTCTGATTTTGTGTTTATGAAGAAAAACAATTCTGGGTTATAATTTTTAATTATTTGATCTATAATTAAAGGAGAAAAATGTTCGCCCATAACAGCTAAAGTTTTTTTGGAGGACCCACTTATATTAATTGTTCCTTCAAATTTAGGTAAACGGGTTGCTTCTTTTTTTGCTGCTTCTTTTTCTAATCGAATGATATTTTGTTGATATGGGTTAAAATTTTTAAAACCGTCTTTGTAGTCCTGGATAAATTTTGAAAATTTATTTTTATACTCCGTCCAAAATATAATGTTTAAATCATAGGAATGGGGTAAATCAAATTTATAGCTATCGAAATCATCTGCCAGCGCTATAAGATATTTCTGTTGTGGTGATAAATGAGATAAATCTTTATTTAAAATTTTATATATCCATTTAGCATTAGATGTATATTCTTTATATATAATTTTGCTTTGTTTAAATTTATTAATAAAAGATTCGGATGATTTGTGGTGATCTATAAATGTCAATTGAGGATGATCTAATTTAACAAATTCTTCCCTCAAAGCCAAATCTAATACCAAAGTTGAAGGTGGGTTGTGTGTTTTTTCTAGATATTTGTTTAATTTTTCTGTGCAATCTGTATTATACAATTCCTCAAATTCTATACTGTCTGTAGATCGTGCCCATATAAACAATAAGAGACTTATAGCACCGTCTAAGTCTCCGTGTGTAAATATTTTGTATAGTTTTTGAGGCATAAAAATATTTATGCCCCCTGTAACTTTAATCAACTTCTTCTCCTATAGACTCCATTATCATCAAAGTATCGGTTATGGAATTACTAGGAGCTGCATTTGATCCTGGTATATGTTTTCTTTGGACTGTAAAATTTTTAGAAACATTATCCGGATCGCTCAAAGAAAGAGTGGGATAATCTATTTGAAGAACTGTATGACAATCTCTTGGTCCAAAACGATTTTTAGTAATTCCTAAATGTATAATACCAAGTTCAAAATCTTCTTCTTCTGTCCAAATAGAAAATTGTGCATCAGCTGTGTGGGACAGGCCCATTGATTCGCTTGTGGTTTCTAATCCTGGATTTGCTTCGTTGTAAGCTGATCTATTGGTTTGTGTTGCTGTAATTACAGGACAACTAAAATGATAGGACATAGCTCTCACTGCTTCCGTAATCTGCTTGACTGAGTCATAAGAATTTAATCCCTTTTCTGGTGATCCTATTAGATTCAAATAATCCAATACAATTACATCTGGTTTAATTCCTTTTCTGACTAGACGATCTATGTATGTTTTAATCTGTAATGGTGTTATGGATTTAGGTGGAAATTCTTTAATGATTAATTTAGCGTTGCGATGATTTAATTTATAAGCACCTAGATGGTTTTTTAAAGGTGTAATTTGTGCTGACAAATCATCCATGGGTATTTTTGATAATTGCGAACTTATACGTTTAGCGTATACTTGTTCCGACATTTCCATAGATATCAAAACAACTGTTTTATCTTGACTTAGAATGTTAGTGGCTACATTTCCAAGAAAAATAGATTTACCAACGTTGGTAACACCATAAAAGACATACAAAGCCCTGCCGGCTGCTTGAAATCCACCGCCTATTTTTTCATCCAACCATTTCCATCCAGAAGGAATAGTTTGAAATACTTTTTGTAATTCATCACAATGTTGATCTATATTTTCCAAATAATCAAAACCGTTGTTTTCCAACAAAGAAATGCCACAAGCTTCTTCAAACGATTTAAGTATTTGTGATATATTAAACTGACCTGATTGTACTTCTACAGAAGTTTTAAGAACTGTATGATATACCGCTTTTTCTTTTAAAAACCTCTCTGTGTTGGAGAGCAAGGTATCTTTATCATAAGTCTTATCAATATCATTAAAACTTAAAACTACATCTCTCAGTGCTTGGCGTTTTTCCGTTTCCAACAAATACAATTTCAATTCTGTAATATTTGGAACTTTTTGATGATGCTTAAAATACTCTGCTAAAGAATCAAACACTACTTTAATTTTTTCATCTTTAAAGTAGGTTGGTCTAATATGTTCTATAATGCCTTGCAGATAGATAGGATCCATCAGGGCATTATAGATCATTACCTTTTCAAAAAGGTTTTGATCTAATGTTAAAGTAGAAAGTTGTTTCATTCTTTATAAGGCAGTATAAATGGCTGAATTTTTTTCATGTTCCCAAACCTCTACCTTAGAAACCCAACACCTATTAAGAGAATTATTTCGAATATATGTATCCGCTACTTTAAAACACCATTCTGCTGTTTTCTCTATACCCACACCGCCCTCCATAATTCTTAAATCACAACCTCCCTTTTCGTGAAGTTGTTTGAATTCTTCCAATAAAGGATCCTGTGAATCAATACAAAGGGTATGATCAAATTGTTTTTCTAAAATGTCTTTAAGTTCTTTAAGACCTCCAAAATCAACTACCCAATTTTTATCATCAAGATTGCTGCATTCAAACCAAAATTTTGCCTTTAAAAGATATCCATGAACATAACTACATCTTTTAGAGTTGCTCCCGGCATTGTGTCTATTAAATGCCGCATTTGGTTGACGAAAAGCGCAAGACCCTAATTCTATTATTTTTGTTGAACTATGCATATTATTAATATTATTATAATGTTGTTTGATAAATTATCAAACAAAAAAAGCCTCATATTGCTATGAGGCTTTTTCCAAAGACTATAATCAAGTCTAGTTATTCTTCTGACAAATCTTCATTGAGTAAAGTCAATTCTGATTTGTTTTCTACAGAATTTTCACTTTCATTTTTGAAGTGTAATTTTTCTTGCAATTTTTTCTCTAAATCCGGAATAATTTTATTCCAGATTTCTTCGTCATTTCTCCAGGTTTTATAATACCCCAACTTAGTGCCATCAGCCAAAGCAAAAGTAGGACCATTTTGTACTACTATTCCATAACCCAAAGCCATTTCCAATAATCCAGAATATTTTCCTAGACCAGACTGAAAATTCAAATACATTTCTGCTTCCAAAAAAGGAGGCGCAAAACGATTTTTGATAGTTAAGGTTCTAATGGAAATACCGTTGACGTCTTTTGCTAATGGAGATACATCTTCTACAGCATCTCTGTTAGCATTTTGACCGCCAGACGATTTTTCATTTTTGACTGCCATTTGTACTAACACTGAAGCTAGATACAATGGTCCGGAACCACCGGATTGCTGTTTGACTACACTAGGATATAAATCACCAGGATTTGTATAAATGTGATTTGAGAAAATAATAGGCACATCGGCTTTGGCAGCTTTAAGTGTCAATACTCTCAACATGCTTTTCAATCCTTTGGCTCTAGTTCCCATGTCCATAGCTTCTTTACCAGCAGCTACGTCATTCATTTCTTTGGTGGAAACCAGATTGCCTAAAGAATCTATAGCAATAATAAATTTACCTTTAAGATTTTTTTGTACAACAGAATCTAAAAATGCGGAAACTTGATTTCGGCATTGCTCTACAGTTTCTACGGGACAATATTTAATCTTAGAAGCATCACAACCTAAAGACTCTGCCGTAGTTTGATCTACAGCATTTTCTGTGTCAAAAATTACAGCAAACCTGCCTTGTTTTTGGGCATTAGCTATAATTTTATTAATGACATATGTTTTGCCACAGGCTTGTGGTCCACTCAATCCTATGATTCTACCCGAAGGTATACCTTTATACAAGGAGCCACTGACAATAGCATTTAAAGCCATTGCCCCAGTATCTATCCAAGAATTAACTTGGGATAGAGTGTTTTCATTTAAAA